TCTTTACCGTTCTTTGTGGCTTTGATCTTGTTTGTGCCAGCTCTTGCAATGTTACCAAATGTGATAACTAGAGAGGAGTCAAAATACATAGTGTTACCACCTTTGTTATTCAATGTCGGCTGTCCCATAGGATTATCAGGCTTTGCAACCCAAACTTTATTAACAGCTACAAGTGTGTTTGTGTGAGGCTGTGAAGCTTTACGAGACAACACAACCCGCTGATTAATAAAGTTACCGAACTGTTGAGACATCGCACCTGCATTCCACTCATTGTTATTTGTGGACTTCTCGATACTCATACGACAAGGAATAGATCCTACTGAATCCCAAAAGAAGCAGATGTCATAGGGCAGAGTGCCACGCTTCTGTTCATCAAGAATGTCAGCAATGAAAGCGGACACATCTTCAATACAGTTCAGCTTTTCCCTATCAATATAGAGGAAGAATCCTTTGTAGTCTACAATCTCTCCGTCTTCATTACCAACTTCTTCAAATTGAAATCCCATTTGTCTTGCGTGATTCCAGTCCCACTTCATCTCGGTGATGATAAAGACTGGCAGAATGCCCATTCTTTGTGCGGCTACAGCAGCCTCCAACAAGGCTGTGGTTTTTCCTGTGTCTGAGTGTCCTCTGAGCAGGGTAATATGGCCTACTGGTATTCCTGGGATTTGCAGAGTTTCCTGAAATGCTTGAGAAAGTGGTATCCATTTTTGTTCTTTAAATACTACACCAGCTGCCAAGTTTTTACCCTTCTTGAACTTTTCAAGATCTGGAGCTGATTTGATTGCATTAGATATAGTGCTATTTAGCGTTTCTTTTTTTGCCATATTGAGTTGAGTTAAAAAAGCCCCTTTCGGGGCTCTTTGGTTTAGATATTAAAGAGATCGTCAATGCTTGAGTCAACACTCGCTTTAGTTGTATTGAGCGTGTATTGCCCTGTAGCAGGCTTCTCTTCAACTGCATCAGCTGTTTCCTTGATCTCCTCTTCAGGATTCAGGTGCTTAAGCAGGTTCTCTTTCATCTCTTCGTAAGAATAGCGCTTGAACTGTGTTACAGGATCAGGCTGATTCTCAAGCCACAATTTAACTTTTGCAGCATCATCAGAAAGAGGTGTAGATTTTGTACGTACACGCACTGTTGAGGTGTTGTACATCAGGCCAGTGGTCTCCTTATCTGATGTTTCCACAGTGATATCACGGCCTGTGATAGGATCGCTGAAGTCTCCGATGTCCTCATCTTCTGCAAACTTAAGCAGATCCATATAGACTTGCTTACCAAATTCCCAGAGACGAACACCTTTATCCTCTTCACCACGCACAATCACAGGTACCAAGACACGCATCTTAGGCTCGAGCTTCTTGGCCAATTGCCAATCATCACGATTAGAAGATTTGCGCAGGCCTTGAGCAAACTCAACGATAGGGTCTTTTTCATTTGTGGTGATAGGACTCATCATCGTACGGTTGTTAATACCGTAGTGCATGTAGATCTCCTTAAAGGGATTTGATTTGTTAAACGCAGAAGGCACAACACGAACTGAGTGCTTCCCCACGGAAGGTCGCCAAATGGTTTGGCTCAGATCCTTCTTTTGTCCCCCACGTGGATTTTGCAGGGCCGACAGTTTTTGTTTGATTGCGGATATATCCATAACTTTACGTATTTAAAACAATATTAAGCAAAACCTTTTTATCCTAAAAATCTATCTTTAGAGTTATACGTTAACTATTTTGTGGATTGAGGTATTTATGCGTTTTAGGCCTTCTCCCTGAGTCAGGAGCACGCAGTTTTTATATTCTGCCCAGTTGATCACAAATTTAGTATCTAGCACGCCTTCGTTGAGCTGCTTGATCAAGGTATTCAGGGCATTGATTGTATATAGGGTATTGGACTCTTTTTTCCTGTGCAACAGAATAGTGTTAGGCAGGATCTTGGTTGGACCGCCTTCCACTTCAATATTGTATGTGCAAAGGAATTCGTTAGAGTCCTGGGAGGCCAAAACAAATATCTTTTTATATAGGATTGTGTACTGTCCGTTTATCTCACTCAAGGTGTCCTCGAGTTTATCTTTTGCTGAAAACGTACAGAATAACTTATTACTCATGTATTCTTGTGTGATGTCAATTTCTTTTAACTCTTTTGTAACCATTTTTTTACTATTAATAAATATCAAATATTTTATCAGAATGCATAGTTTTCGCCCCACTTGTGCTTTACCAGGAGGCCTCCAGATTCTAGGCAGGACTTGATCTCTTTTAGCAGGCTTTTGCCGTCTTCCTGAGCAAAGTCGAAAAGAAAGGAATCGTAGGTGATCAGAATTAGCTTTGTCTTTTTATCACTTAGAAGTTTGTTAATGGCTGTGATCTTCTCGATGTTTTCTTTGGTTTCCAGGTTCTGGACAATGTAGTTGAAGAGCTTGAGTTTGTTCATACCTTGCATACTTCTGAGGATGCGACCTGTGGGCAGTGTAACAGCCTTTTGATCCTTGTATAACTTCCACTGCTTTTCGATATATTCTGTCAGTGATGCAAAGAAAGGTATTTCCTTGTATGCCTCTTCTATACCTCCGTACAACTGCTTAAATGTGATAGCTTTTGATTCCTTGTATTGCTCAGGAGTGAGATCTTGTGTGCCGAAATAAAGTCGACCTAAGTAAGTGTGAAAAGACTCTTTAGGTGGTTCAAAGCCAATAAGTCTGGATATCAACCTTAGGTGATATGCATCAAAGTCAAACTCCACTAGGAAGTCGTTACCTGCCACAAAACACTCTCTAAAGTCCTGCTCTTTAGGAATGGCTAGAAAGTTCACGCCATTAAAAGAGTTTGTAGGACGGCCTGTTAAGTTATACGTGTTGTATGAAGTGTATATCGTATTACCTGATAGCGAACACTCTTTCTGTTTTAATTCAAACTTTTTACTAAAACAAGATAGATCCACTTTGATACCAACTTCTTCTACTTTTTTATACGCCTCAACAAAAGTATTTTGCAATTCCACATTAGACTCAAGATCAAAGTAGTCTTTAACTAGATTATAAACGCACTGGCACCTTTCGTAGTGTTTTGCAATAGGTATGATCTCGTTAAGTATCGGCATATTTCCCCACTTGATATAGAAATCTCTGTGTACTGGGGTTTCACAGTCAAAAGGATTATACTCGTTGTGTTTGTCGATGTAGATGAACTGCACATCTATTGCATTTGGCAAATCCAAAAAGTATGAGTGCAGCTTCTTATCTAGTAGATAGATCTTGCTGTGCTTTTTTAAGAAAGACTCTACTAGTTTGATATCCAGTGAAAAGCCTTCTGAGTGGCTTATCACGAACATATAACCTTTCTTAGAGTTGTGATAATAGACTAGACTTGGTCTAGAAAGCTTTGGGTGAAACCTATCATTAGCTTGAATGACTTGTATGAAAGCCTCATCTGATAGCTCTAATCTGCTTAATTGCTCTTCGTTTTCTATTATGAAATACATAACCTTTTCACAATTATAACCTTTATTACATGAAATTTAAAATCTATTTATGCAGTAGGTCTGGCATATTTAGTGTAGTCTCCTCCGATGTATTCTACTATGCCTAAAAAAGTTTTGTTAGCTGTTTCAGTCAGTCTTTGGTTTGTGTCTATAATACCTGGGATGGTATTGTATTGCGATTGTCTTTGACTGCGCAGAGGACCTATTATTTTCCACAAGATTTTAGTGGTTTGATAAATGCTAATGTCATAATCCGCAGTGCCGTTTACTATATCTGAATAGTCAGCTTCTGAGATCTCTGTTATATAACCTCTCTCGTTTTCTTTTTTAGTAAAGTATCTGATTAGGTATCCTCTTTTATAATCTGCTTCTGTGGGTTGGGGATAAAAAGAGTTTGGTTTTCCTGGTATCCTGTCAAATTGTACCGCAGTTTTTTCTGCTAACTTTTTCTTTTCTGAATCAGGCAGGTTCACTTTAGCAAGCCCAGGAATAAAAGCAGTTGTGGGTATTTTTGTAAGTGGTTCACTAGGACCTGTTTCAGGATCTGGACCTGAGAATGCTTGGCCATTTTGTGCAAGATAATATTTTCCAGAATAGGGAACTCCGTTTAAAGCAAACTCTTGAGGTGATGACACCAGATTAGTTTTTACTGAAAATGAAGGATAGTATCTTAGCGGCATACTTAGGCTATTTGAACATGAAAGTGTTTTCCTGTTGCGTTAGGAGACAATTTATTTTCGTCGTATTCGTTATCAAACGATAATTTAGTTTTATTTTTAAACTCTTCTATAAAAGCAGAAACTTCATTCACGTTTCCTTTTAATAGAATAAAATCTAATCCTTTACCAAATTTATGCTGACTATTTAGATTTTTATGGTGTAGATC